TTGTAAAACAACTTAGTTCCTGCATGTTTACCATAGCATACATAGTCGCCTACGTTACACCAAGCTCCGGCAGGAAACTTATCTTTATCCATATAAGCCAAGTCTCCCATTGAGAGAACCTGTGCCACTGTGGTTAGATAAGCCATATCATCTTTGGTAGAATCAGGCAGTAGGATACCACCCTTGGTTACGCTTTTTACCGAAACAGGGCGAACCAAAACATGAAAGCCCGGTATCTTCGGCAATGGTGAGGGATCAGGAGCTTCGTCTACATCAGTAATCCAAAGATCATTTTTGATCGCACCACCCATACTCACTTGTTGCATCTCTTTAGTCATCCTCCATATACATACGTTTTTTAACTATGTCTGTTAAGTTATCTCTGGCCCACTCAAGACTTGATATGGACCCTACTATTTGTCGGTAATGCGAGTAGTCTTCCGCAGAACCGTTTGATAATGTAAGTCTTAGGTTATTAATTTCTTCATTAAAACCATTAACTACTTCATCCCAAATATTCATCTACTTCTTTTTAGAACCCTTCTTGCTATCAGACGACTTCCAAGAGAAGTCATCCCATTCGTTAAGCGCACTGCGAACATTACGACCGCCTGTAATATCCTGTGCATATGCATCGCCAAAACTTTTACCAGTATCCTTTACGTGTTCAGGATACCCCTTACCTTTAGTCATCATAATTATTCTCCCTTTGCATTACTGCTAATTGTGTTAAAGCTTCAAGAGCTTTATCTTCCATATCTTTATCATCTTTCATTCTTGCCTCTAACATATCTTTAATTGTCTGGGCAACTTCTCTTTCATTAGCTGCTGTTACTTTAAAATCTTCAAGATCAAGCTTGCCTTCAATATCCAGTTCTTTAAGTCGCTCTTTAGCTTCACGATCAAGTTCTGATTTTTCTTCTTTCATGCTGTTAGTAGCATTAGTCTTGAGAAGATCAATGATCTGATCAGCTTCTTCAAGTTTAAGTTTCTTGGTTTTGAGTTCCATCTCTGCTGCCTGAACCATAGTATCAGACTGTAGTTTCTGTTTCTCAAGTTCAACCTTTGCCTGTTCCAGAGATACAAGCTGTTGTTCAGGAGACTGTGCCTGACCCATTGCCTGATTAGCGTTAAGAATCTGCTGCGCTGCCTGTGCCATAACCATCTCAACAACAGCAGGGTTCTGCGCTTCTTCAGGGCTAACTCCCTGCATCATCTGATCAGTCATACCATTCATTTGTTCCTGATACTTCATAATAGAATGTTCTTGAATGTTAGCCTGAAGTATTGGAGCAATGCGCTGCATGATTGGATTCTTACCATTCATGGGGTCTTCAAGATACGCTATCTTAATCTGTATATGTGCATCATGGTTCTGACCGGGAAATGCAGCAATAGGCACACCCTTAGTAGCAGCCATAATATCTGATACAGGATCAAGCGGTTTAGGTTCAATCTTGGGTGGGAGTATCTGATCAACATTAGGCATGTTGGCAGCGTTAAGGATTGTCCTGTTAAGTTCTTCCAGATTAAACATACCGGGAGGAGACTGCTGCGCCATCTGTAGTGCCATGTTTGCCATCATCATCCGATGTGCATTGGATGGGATATTAGGATCAGATACTGGAATAATATCTACACGACCATCAAAGTCCTGTTTAAAAATACTACGATCTTCATATGGAACATCATAAGGATATTCTTCTGGAAGATATTCATAGTCAATACGAGCAAGGATTCTAAACTCATCCTTCTGAGACTTGTGAAGCCGTTTATGTATTGCTGAGAAAAACTTGCTGCTTGCTTCCAGCAAAGCCATAGTAGTTCCAACGGGTCCATAAGAGGCAGCATCGGAGATAACCTGCTCCGTGCTGTCCGCAAACTTCTGTCCAGCAGTAGCTACGAAATTCAACATCTGGAATAGAGTAGAGGAAGGCTCTTTATAGGGGAGGGGAACAATAGCCTTTGATAAGTCTATACCAGTTGCTTCAACCTCTTTGAACTCGCCGGGAGCAATAGGTTCGTTGTCACCAACCATCCTTACTCCTTTAGCCTTAAAACCTCCCGGTAGATTTGCAAACTGCCCTGCATCTATCAGCGAACGCATTGCCGCAGTAGCACTCATAGTCAAATTACCAAGGAAGTGTATAAGACCAAGACCATAGAAACCGAAACCCGGTACAAACCTATAATGAACAAAGTGTCCTATTTTTTCTTTGTTTGGATCATCTTGGTTATAGTTTCTACGAATACTTAGTATCTGTCTAGATTGACTCTCAACAGTAACAATGTATGGAAGGGGAATCTCTTCACCTTCAATATCAAGATAGCAGTGCTGTTCCAGCAAAACATACTGAGGATCATTATCAGAGGAGGGGGACAACCCAATGATTGTATCCATCTTTTCTGCAAAGGTTGTAATATTATTAGATGATGGTGTAGGAAGATCAACATCCTGATAAACACCAGCATTAATATCCCGTGCTATTTCAACAGGACTACGATAGATTACATGTGTATAACGATCAGCGTTGGCAAGATCAGTTGCATAGTATGAAACATAGAACTGATCAATAGGAATAAACTCAGAGCGAGGACGCTTGGTTGTTGCGTCATAGTACAACTTTTTAAATGCTGATCCAATGATCGGGAGATGGAACAGCATTCTTTCAAACTCATCAAAGTATTCGGGCATCTGCTCCGTTACCTGATAGTTCATAAAGTTTTGAACTCTGTTGGCCTGTAATTCTTTTTCTGCGTTTGACTTGCCAAGTATCTGTGCCTTGACAGGACCGCTTGATGGGAATAGTTCACCGGAAGCTTTGGATTGGAACTTGACTGCTGATTCAATCAGAAGAGGATGTACGGCGGTACATGCACCCTCAAAGGGTTCTGAACCCTGTTCTAGTTTAAGACCAAGAAGATCAAAGCCACTCTCAAACATGGACTCCCATTCAGCACGGGAATCTTTATCTGATTGATAGCTTTCAATAACATCATTGGCAATATCATTCAGTTCATCTTCTTCAAGAAGTTCAGACATATCACCGAACCATTCGGCAATATCTTCTGATGCTTCCATCCCTACAACCTGTTCAGAGAAATCAACAATAAGACCACCATCTTCAGGATCAACCTCAAAGGTAGCATTGGACTCTTCTTCTATGGGCATAGCAACAACATCGCCAATCTCTTCTGGCATCATATCGTATGGATTTCTTTCAGTAGCCATTTATTTCCCTATTCAAAATTTGTTCCCTGCATTAATTATAGCACATAATCTGGTAAAGCCCAAATCTTTTATGCAGCTTTAGCTGCCTCTGTTAGACATTCCAGTATGTTGCTCTGCCCTTGCTTACCCTGTCTTCTTCTTCTTCAGGGTCTTCAGGATGCGAGAGATGCCACGATTCCTTCATGTAGTGTACTGCCATTGTAAGAGCATCCACTTGGTCATCATGGGCTGCATTGGGAAACCGTATAAGTTCTTCAATGAGATCATCTGCCCACTTCTTACTCTTGGGTATCCATAGGCGACCTGCTTCCATGATGGGGCTGGCTGCATAAACTCTGGATACCTTATCCCTGTCAGGATTATATTCCATTACCGGGAGTCCCGCCCGTCGCATATCCTGTATAAGCGATTGACCGGATGCCTTCTTCTCCACCATGCAGACATCAGGTCTATGTTCATTGTATAGTTTCTGCGCCAGCCGTCGAAGTTCTGGATATTCAAAACGGCCCTTGATGTTGCCAAGAAGTATCAGGTGGGCTGCAAAGTCCTCTCTGCCTTTCTCATCTTGGTCATACATGTAGAATATACCCCATGTTTGTATGACACTGTAGTCAGCGGTGGTACTGGTGGAGAAGGCAGTATCAAGAGTTTGTATTACAAATTCACAGTTAGGTGGGTCTTCCTGATCCCAATCCTGTATCCACCTTTTCTTTATAAGACCACCCTCTTCAGGTGTGGGGTCTTGCATGTAAAGAGAGTTCCAGTACCGGCTTCCGTTACTTGCCTTGATCTCGCTCTCATCCATCCTAAGTATTCTGTCAGATTTCCATTCAGGAAAGTAGCTGCCCCCTACTGGGAGATCAAGTAGTTCTGCTGCTTCTTCATCTAACCATGCAGGTATCTTAACAACCTCCCACGGTATAGTTTCATAGTCAGACATATTCTCTTGCTGCTTCAGTAGCCAGCCGCAGAGATCATCATAGTGATACCTTGTATTGATTATAACAATGGCACCGTCTGGCATGATACGTGTTCTGAGTCCCGCAGGATACCACTCTTTAATGAATCTTCTACCTGCACTGGAGATCGCATCTTCTTCAGACATAGCATCATCAAGTATAGCTACATGTGCGCCACGTCCAGCAATCTGTGATCTGACACCGGCAGCATAGTATGTACCATTATGGTTTGTCTTCCACTTACCAGCAGCCCTGACATCACTTCTTAGAGAGACACCCCTGAATACTTTCTGGTATTCCTCAGTGTTTACTATGTCCCTGACTGATCTGCCAAAGTCACTTGCCAGTTGATCACTGTGCGATATACTTAGTATCTCATGTTCAGGGTTCCTGCCCAGATACCATGCAGGAAACAACTTGGAACAGACAACAGACTTTGATGAACGTGGTGGAAGAAAGACCATCAGTCTTTTTATTTTTCCATCCTGTACCTGTTGTAGCTTATCTGAGATAACTTCAATGTGACGACCCATCCTAAAGTCAGACACAATCGAAGGTGCCATCAGTCTTACAAAAGACAAGAAGTCATCATTACATTGAGTATCAACATTCTGCTTTAACAAAGCTTCAAGGTTGACATACTGTTCTATATAGTTACTATCTAAATACTCCATAGTACTATTATACACTATACTATAGAGATATACAATAGAGATACTAATAAAATAATAAAATAATACTAATAAGGAACTAATTAGTACCGCTTTGTTGTAATTATGTCACAGTATGGATACCTTATTTTTATTTTGATGAGTAGTCCGTAGATTTTTGTCTGTATATGAGAGTGGTTGTTTATATATATATACATGTGCAGGTTTTTTTTCCCACCCCCCCGCATAGCAGCTATGCTGCCAACAAAGACTTTGCTATGGGAACCCAATTATCTCTCCGTAGTAGGAACAGAATGTTACTACGGAGGAGAGTAATTGGTAGTAGCCTTGACAAATTCATCCAGAGGATGTCTTGTAGTCAGCTTCTACTACTTCGTAGTAACTCCAGAAAACTAGCTAACCCCTTGTGAAAGCGTAGCTTTTAGTTGCTATGCAACCAATGCAGGTCTGTCATGCTCACGATGAACCACAATAGTGGTTGATGAGGGTTGACAAACCGAATGACGATAAGCTAGATTAACCTAATTAAACCTCTATAGTAGAGTATCTTACGATACTATAGAGGGTTAATTAGATATTATAACCCAACCAACCAACCTAATCGGAGATTACCATGTCGAACATTTCATTCCTACAATCGGAGATTGACCAGCATCTTGATGGCAACTTCCAAGTTCACACATCCGTGAATGGCGGCTTTGTAGACCTGCACGACCAACATGGTTGGTGGATGGCTACACTGGAAGAAAAGGAAGCTACGCTTGAAACAATTATAGGACTGTTTTATGGATATTAATATGTTGAATGAAATGCTAGACAAGTATAACTTGTATGAGTTACAGAACCATCCTGTAAATCAGGATCAGGATCATTTGACAATCTGTGCCTTCTTCCAAGAGGAAGAACAGTTCCAGATTCATGCAAGCAAGCTCAAAGATCGCATCTTCAGACAGAGAAACGAAGAGGCGGAGCCTTATGAGGAGGAGAACTGGAAATGATTGAAGTTGATATGGGCGGTTGTGTTGTTGAGGAACTTGCTGGATTGAAGCGAGTTGAACGCAGTGGCGACAAGATCAATCTTGTCTTTGAGGGCATGAACGGGCATGAGGTTTTTCTTACTGCAAGTGCAATGCGTGATGGTATGGTTTGGAATGTAAAGGAGGCGGAGCCTTATGAGGACGAGGATTATTATGTTTGAGAAAATTAGAAATACAGCTTTGCTGTTGATGTTTCCGGCAGTCCTTGTCGGGATGTATGGCTTTTGCTTCAGAGGTTGGGATACTTTCCCAATCCTCTTTGCATTGCCATTCGCATTCATAGCATTGTGTGCGTGGCTTACGGAAGGCTGCGACTAACCTAATAGATACTTTACAGTAGAGTTCTTACGATACTGTAAAGGATCAATTAGATACAGTAGAAACCGCCAACTGATTGGAGATATATCATGGCAACAATGGAAACTTTCGTGACAGACAAGTGGGTAGCACTTGATAAAGGCAGAGACTTATTCAGCAAAGCTGCCGACTCCGGCATTCCTATCAGGGTTGTACACCCTAACGGGAACTTCAAAGTCATCCGCAATGGTGACAAGCTGCCCGAAGCTGAACCAACTACCAGCACTAAGCCAAAGGCTGTGGAAGAAAAGCTGGAAGCTGCTCACAAACGGTCCAACAAGATCATAGAGAAAGCTCTCAAAGAAGATGCCGCTGAATTTGTCGATATGACAATGGCATAAGCGAAGCTTAACAGGGGTTGGCAAGGCACCTCACGACAAGCCTTGCATTATTCTCAACTCAATAGAAAGATATATACTATGACAACTCCTGCAATTCAATACACCGAACGCCGTGGCAAATACAACCTCTATGCCGATCCCAAGCTTGAAAAGCTTATTGAAGAAAATGTTACCATCGGTAACTGGGGTAAGTTTGACAAGGCTGTAGCAAAGCTGGCACGGCATCGCAAGTCGGTAGACGGTGGCCGGATGCGTGACCACCAGCGTGTCATTGCACGGCAGCTTATCAAGGTGCTAAAATCTGGAGAAAATACCTCAAGGGCCATAGCACAGTTGGTATCCGAAGCGGCCTAGTTTATACAGAGATGGGAATGTCAGAGGTTCCTATCTTATGTACAAACTATCAACAGAGGATAGATAAAAATGGACCATAATAGAATAAAAATAGAGGTTCTGTTAGAGCTAAAAGCTCTGTCAAAATCTATGCACCGAAAGCGTAGGATATTAGACGCAATAGACAAAGATGCAGATAGCAGCGGAGCATATGATCTACATGATCAAACACAAACTTTATTTGAAGGTCTTGAAAGTATACGAGCTTGTATAAATAGATCGTTGAAAATTGTACCAGATTCAACTGAAAGGGATTGAACTATGTTAATTGAAGTTGAAGGTATTACCCGAAAGGGTAAAAACCGTGTCAAAGAACATGGATCGGTATGGGAAATTCTAGATTGGCAACACCCAACCAATCCTATAGCCTTTGCAGTTAAGTCATTAAAAACAGACGATAAACGTTGGTTAACGAATGATTTTAAAATCATATGGAAGCAGGATATATAATATGTACCACATCACACCCAAATCAAAGAACGTCAAAGTGGGCAAGATGGCAGTGACAACTAGCACTGCGACAACGTGTCCCACTTCGTGTCCCTTTAAATCGAATGGCTGCTATGCCTATGGTTATCCATTGAAGGGGCATTGGGATAAAGTCACCGAAGGTGAGCGTGGTGACGATTGGTCTACGTTCATTGACAAGATCAAAGACATGCCAGCCGGTAGCAAGTGGCGTCACAATCAAGCTGGCGACTTGCCCGGTGACATGGAGAAGCTGGACAATGAGAAGTGTATTGAGCTTGCCAAAGCTAATGAGGGCAAGCGTGGGTTTACATACACACACTATGACGTACTGGATAACTTCCAGAATGCCATAACTGTCAATATTATGAACCACTTAGGCTTCACTGTTAATGTATCTGCCAACAATCTTGAACACGCTGACAAGCTATGCGATCTTGACATAGCTCCTGTTGCAACTGTGTTACCGATTGAGCAGACAACCAACACTGTTACACCTAAAGGTAGAAAGGTTGTGGTATGCCCTGCTACATACAAAGATGACGTATCATGTGCGTCATGTATGTTATGTGAGAAGTGGGATAGGAATGTAGTGGTAGGCTTTCCTGCACATGGTACAAGTAAAAAGAAGGCATCAGCGATTGCCGCTTGACTTAATAGTAGTTATGTAGTATAAGTATCTTACGATACTACAGAACGACTATTAATTATACCATTACTAAGACGTTTTTTGGAGATTGAAATGAGTAACCATGAAAACGAAATGCTCAAAGAAAATATCTTTGACTTATGGGTGGAGTATCTTGAGTTAGACGGGTGGCCTAAAGGCTGCAATGAAACTTATGAAGAAGCTGCACGTAGAACTGAATCAGAATGGATGGAGATGAACTAATGAAAATATTTAGATTACACCAAAACATCAACACAAGTTACGACACCTACGATAGTGCCGTGGTGGTTGCTGATAGTGCAGAAGAAGCACAGAAGATACACCCCAATGGTGCGTCAGGTGACTTTAGTATGTATGATAGTTGGGTAGCACGACCTGATCTTGTAACGGTAACATATTTAGGCGAGATCGTAGGCGAACCAGCCAGAGACATCTATCCCGGTGCTATAATTTGTGCATCATTTAACGCAGGATAAATAGGAGTTTAATCTAATGACTAAGAAATATCAGTGGAACTATTCTACGGACGATAAGTATAGTTATACTTTAGAAGAATACATTCTTAAAGTGCATGATATTATTGTTGACACAGTAGAACATATAACAAACTGTGAGGGTGACATGTTGATGTCAGAGTACAGAAAATTAATTGATGGTTCTTGGCGATTGGAACACTTAAAGAAACAGCTAGAGGGAGAAGAAGTAAAATGAATGGACTTAGAATACATAGCGTTGATAACATCAAAGTAAAACGTGAAGACTATGAAAGCTTCACAACCATAACGGTAACTGTCACTGATAAAACAGACAAAGACTTTGAGCTAACTTTGTTCACAGACAAAGGCTTTGTCCCTGACATGGAGGTACAAGATGACAACAATTGATTTCGTAGAGGTAGAACTTGGTGGTGATAACTGGAAGATTACATGGGACGTAAGCCGTCGCAAAAAGATCAAGACAACAGGCGAGAAGTCCGGTCTAAAGTACACCATCTATTCGCTTACTGACTTGACGCCAGCACAGGCTTATGATATAGCTATGGCGCAACTTGAATGGTTAAAAAAGGATCAAAGCTATGCTATCTAAAAAAGATTGGGACGAACTTCAACAACTGTCTTACAATGTAATGCCAAAGTGGTGGTATAATAAAGAAGATTGTGAGAAACAATATCAAGCTTATGTCGAGGGATGTAAGCAGTTTAAATTAAAACAAAACATAGAAGTAAGCTGGGGTGATCCCACAGTAGACATGGAGTGAACTAATGAACGCATGGCATGACATACTAGAGGAGTTACCATATGAATATGAAAGTATTTAAACAAGTTTATAATGAACTTAGTTTACTACAAGAAGAAGACACTGACGATCTAAACATTGCAGAGGAATCTCTGATGGCAGCTATGACATTTACCATGACCAACGCACCATCTGTATTGAATGGATTGTGCTTGATCTCTAATACATTTAATGGTATACTAGCTGAATACACACTGAAAGATATACAATTTAGAGGAGAGTGACATGAATATTCCTGAGTTTAAAGACATCGAAGATGTTGAAAAGTTTCTGCGTTATGGTGGTGACGAATGGTGCCGCCCAATGGTAGAAGAATATATGGAGCTAATTGCATACGATTCAAAGCCAGAAGATATTAATATTCAAGAACTAAATGGATGGATTGAACACGAAATGCGCTCCCTTTCAAACGGTTACGAAAGCTGGAACGATGACACCGCTTGAAGCTATAGAAGAAACTCTTGAAGTACTAAGCCAGCTTCAGTTAAATGGTTCAGTAAAACTGGAAGACAGTGACAAGATGTCACAGTGCATCCAGCAACTACACTCAATACGTTTCAACCTAAAGATGAAAGATAATCAAAATGTTTAACCATGATGTACTTAACTTTAATGTAGAAAAGTTTTCTCTTGGTGCGTTTAACCCTAACTTTGGTGGTGTTGATGGGGGAAGGATTGATCCCTCACTGGGCGTAGGTCTGCGTCGAACTGATACCAAAGAACCTATTGCGATTGTGTCTGATAGCTATGAGCCTGTGCAGTATCTTAATATTGTAGAAAATCTTGAACAGTCTATTGCCATGTCAGGTATTGATCTTGATGGTGCTGTTTTTCAAACCAATGTAATTGGTAATGGTGAACAGCTAGAACTTACTGCTAAGTTTAATGCTGAAGCTACTACCATTGATGGAAGGAACGACGTGGTTACACCACAGTTCAAGTTTCGTACCAGCCACAACAGGACATGGGCTAACAACGGGATGATGGGGTACTTCAGATCAGCCTGTTACAATACCCTTGTAGATGGTAACAAGCTGGCCTATGTGTATGGTCGTCACTCTAAGAAGTTCTCTGTCACTAGCTTTGCCAGTAAGATCAGGGCTGCATCTGACTTCATTGCCAACGATGGTATGGATCAGATGAAAGTGTGGTATAATACAACGGTTGATCGTGATGCTGCTATCTCTCTGTTCACCAAGACACTTGCAAAACGCATGGACAACGTGACCAAAAAAGAAGTAGCTAACAAGGTAATGCTATCCAACCTGATGAAAACTTTTGACGAAGAGAACCGTCACCTTATTGGACGGGGTAACTACGAAGGCTATGCCAAGCAGAACAAAGGTACTATGTGGACCGCCTATCAGGCAGCTACAGCATGGTCAACACATGTAGGAGACAACGCAAAGAATCAGGCGAACTCAAGGGTTCTGCGTGAGGACAAGGTTCGTAAAATGTTAGCATCAAATGCATGGAAGGAACTTGAGGTAGTATAATGGCTAATAAAGTAAGCAACAAATACGATCCGACACAACATCGGATCAAGAAACGTACATCAATCGGGGCGGGAACTCTTTCCCGTCCCACCAATAAACATAAGAGGCGTAGCTTCAAAAAGTATAGAGGGCAGGGTCGATGAGTTATATAATAACACAGGCTCAAGAAGATACAGTTAAAGATGTAGATGACATTGACTTAATGATAAACGAAGATGAAGAAGAGGTGTATACTTTTCCTTCATATGAAGATGCCGCTGCATATCTTATGTGTCACGGTATAAAGGAGTTGTCTGGTGGATTTCCCTTTAATATAAAGATTGAAAGATTGCAATGAACTACTTAAAGATTATTATACTTAACTTTATATTCTTTATTATCCTTTCTGTCTTTGCATCTCAGGTAAGGGCAGACAACCTTTCATGTCTGGCAGAGGCAGTCTACTTTGAAGCACGTTCAGAATCTTTTGTTGCACAACTTGCCGTAGCAAATGTGATACTGCAACGAGTACAATCAGAACATTATCCAGATAATATCTGTGATGTTGTCCGTCAGGGCAGAACATGGAAGGGTAAGCCTGTCAGAAACAAGTGTCACTTCTCATACTGGTGTGATGGTAAGCCAGAAACTATTGCAAATGTAGATGCTTATAATGAAGCAGTCAGCGCAGCAGAGCTTGCTCTACAGGGGGTTGTGTTGATCCATACTGAGGGGGCGACTCATTACCATGCCTCTTATGTCACACCTTACTGGGCATTAGATGAACGCTTCTCTCTTGTAGGACAAATAGATAAGCATGTATTTTATATTGACAACAGCCGGTGACAGGAGTATACTATGTCAGAAGACAGTAACTTGAAGTCCGCTTGGGACATATTAAATACTAATGTTAAGATGTTAAAAGCTAGAATAAAAGAACAGGAAAAATTAATTGATGACCTAAGAAAAGAACTAGCAAAAGAAAAACAAACAAACGCTAATACTGGGTGGGTAGAATACGATGACGAAAATATACGATCTTGATTGGCACCGTTTAGAAAAAGAAAATACTTTAAGAAAATCTTTAGGATACGGCGAAGAGTTGTGGTTGTTGATGAAGAAGTCAGGCTACGATGTCACAAGTCAAAAAGATAGAGAAGAATTTTTTAAAGATTTAGAGGATTTAGATTAACATGGCTAAGAATTTATGGCAGAAAGAACGCAGTGGTTTAATGCGTGATCTGATCAGAGAATATGTTGATGAAGGTTATGTCTATAAAGAAGCTAAGAAATTAGCAAAGAAAGAAGCAGATAATATTATGGAAGATAAAGTTTCTTTTGTGCATGAACTGTGGGAGGATACCTTTGATGACTGTTGAATTGATTGATCATATGGGTAGCGATCTCAGCGTTGTTAATGCAGCACGGGTTAGCTTTGATAAAGAATCTGATTGGGAGGTAATACCTTTTGGTGGTCCGACTGAGGGAGTGCTTCAAGATAAAGATATTAAACTAATAAAGTATCTTGCCAAGCACAATCACTGGACGCCATTTGGTCATGGCTCTGCACAGTTCAGGATCAAGGCACCCATCTTTGTAGCACGGCAGCTTATGAAGCATCAAGTTGGTCTGGTCTGGAATGAAGTTAGCCGTAGGTATATTAAAACTGAGCCAGAGTTTTGGTCACCTGATTACTGGAGACAGAGTGCAGAGAACGTAAAGCAGGGATCATCAGAAGATGCAACACCATCACAAAACATAATAGATCATATGTATCTAGATGCAACACGCCATTGTTTTGATGCATATAAAGCTATGTTAGGCATAGGTGTGTGTCCTGAACAAGCACGAACTGTGCTGCCACAAAGCATGTTGACAGAGTGGTACTGGTCTGGTACACTGATGGCGTTTGCAAGAATATACAAACTACGGTGCAGCAAAGACGCACAGGTTGAAACCAGTAGCGTAGTTAAACCAATCGGAGATCATATGGAAAAGTTATTTCCTGAATCATGGAATGCATTATGTGGAAGTTAGTATTAAGAAAGGAGTGGGGAGATGTGGAGATTAAATCTTTCACTACTAAGAAGGAGGCAGAAGAAGAACTTCAAAACCGTGAGCAACTCACTCAACATGTTACCGGATTACCTACAGAAAGAGTTTATGAAATCAAGAAGGGATAGAGCTATGGAAGTTCTTGTTGAAGTATACAAACCAAAAGAAAGAGGACATGTACAGACATGTTTTAAAGCACCTTGGCGTAAGATGGAGATGGTCGATAAGATAGAGACACTGGTATCAATAGAAAAGGATATAGCTGCACACCGACAAGAGTTATGTAAAGAACTGATGGAGAACAGTAAAGGTAAATGGTAAACTTAATTGAGTCTTAGTAGTAGAGTTTCTACGAAACTACTAAGGCTCAATTAATATGGAGAAGTTTATGGAACTTAAAACACACCAACCCTGCCCCGACTGTGGTTCGTCAGACGCACTGGCGTACTACGAGTGGGGAACTAAATGTTTTAGCTGCGACGAATCCAAGCCCTATAGAAATGGAGAACAGATGCCAACCCAACCAACTCAGGTTATCAAAATGCAGAATGAAAATCCCTCATCCTTTACCTTCTCAGCTATTGCTGACAGAAAGATTACTCTTGATACCTGTAAGAAGTATGGCGTCACTGTGAGTAAGAGTGGCACCATTGTAGATAAACATATGTACAAATACTATGACAAGAATGGCAACCATCTTGCATCAAAGTTCCGGCGTACCAGTGACAAGCAGTTCTGGTCTGAGGGTAATCTTTCTGAGTGTGGTTTGTTTGGTCAGAATATCTTTGGTCAGACAGGTAAGTTTGTCACGGTGTGCGAGGGTGAGATAGATGCCATGAGTGCCTATGAACTGATGGGATCGAAGTGGCCCTCAGTATCTATCAAGAATGGCGCACAGTCTGCCGTGAAGAACTGTCAGCAGTCACTTGAATACCTTAACAAGTTCGATACTATTGTTCTGTGCTTTGACAATGATAAGCAGGGTAAGGACGCAGCACAGGCAGTTGCCAAACTGTTTGAGCCTAACAAGTGTAAGATCATGGACCTTGAACTGAAGGATGCTAATGAGTATCTGAAGACAGGGCAGCGTGAGAAGTTTACTCAGGCATGGTGGAGCGCACGTACCTTTACACCGGCAGGTATTATTAACCTTGCTGACCTTGGCCGTAGCCTGTACGATGAGACACATAACGAGACTTGTCCCTACCCGTGGTCCGGTATGAACGACAAGACCTATGGCATCAGGACAGGAGAGCTTGTCACGTTCACCTCCGGTGCAGGTATGGGTAAGTCCAGCATTATGCGTGAGCTTATGTATCATATCATGCACAATACCAAGGATAATATTGGTGTGCTTGCTATGGAAGAGAACACGAAGCAGACTGCCTTCAACCTTATGAGTGTGGAGGCTAACGCTAGACTGTACATCAAAGAGATACGTGACCAGTACACACAGGAACAGTTGGATGATTGGCAAGCCAAGACGATTGACTCTGGTAGGTTCTTTGCCTTCGATCACTTTGGCAGCATGGAGAACGACGAGATACTTGGACGTGTCAGGTACATGGCAAAGGCTCTTGACTGCAAGTGGATTTTTCTTGACCACCTATCTATCCTTGTATCAGGTCAGGAAGACAACGGCGATGAGCGTAAGTCTATCGACATCCTGATGACCAAGCTTCGTTCTCTTGTTGAGGAGACAGGCATTGCCCTGCTACTGGTCAGCCACCTACGCCGCCCATCAGGTGACAATGGGCATGAGAATGGACGTGAAGTTACCCTGTCACACCTACGTGGCTCTGCTTCTATTGCTCACCTGTCTGATGCGGTGATTGCACTGGAGCGTAACCAACAGGCAGAC